CGACCGGGAACACGGGGAAGCCCTTGGCTGCGGCGGACAAGGCATGGTCCAGCATGCTCAGCGCACGCGGGCGAACTGTGTCAAGCACTGCGGAATCCTCTCTCGGTAAATTTTTTGCGCAATTTGCTTTTATTACTATTGACGCTGGTCAACGGGGTGTGTCAAGCATGTGTCACTGTAAATTCTGAATTACCGAGTTGACGGTGTGTGGGACGTAGGAATAGGTTCCTATGACTAAATTCCTAGAGAGGAAATCCGCCAGATGAAAATAGCAGCGTTCGATCTCGGCACCAAAGTCGGCTTTGCCGTGTCCGACGGGTCTACTCGCTACAGCGGGTCGCAGAACCTTGCGGCGAAGAAGCATGAAAACTGGGCCGCGCGGTTCGAGAAGTTCGTGGGGCTGCTTGACAGCATCGCGAAGGACGGTGTGCCTGACCGGGTCGTGTACGAAGAGGTCCGAGCCCACAAGGGAACCGACGCCGCGCACATCTACGGTGCGTTCATGGCCGATCTGCACAAATGGTGCAACGTCCGGAATGTGCCGGTGACTGGGGTGCCGGTCGGGACAATCAAGAAGTTCGCGACCGGGCATGGCAACGCTTCCAAGATGGAAGTTTTGATGGCCGTCGAAAAACGGTACGGCGTGCTCGCCCAGGACGACAACGAAGCAGACGCCGTGGCGCTGCTTGAATACGCAAGGAGCGAAATGTGAGCAATGTTCCGACGGACAAGGTACTGCGCGCAATAGCGCAGAAGGGGTTTGAGAGCATAGCCGACGCGGTGGAAGACGCAGGCGGTGATATGCCGGACGTTTGCAGCGTCGTTCAGTTGATGTTGGTTGCTTGCATGCTTAGCCTTGCGGAAGGCGACCCGCGTCGTGCGGCGGAGATCAGTGAGCGGGTGGCGCTAGGCACGCTGGAGCAGCTTGCGGGGTACGATAAGGATGATACTCATGTCTAGTGTGTCGGAAAAAGAGCAAGAAATCGCAAGGCTGCGCGAACGCCTGCAACTGCTCGAGCAGCACAACTACGCGCTGCTGCGCGGCGTGCCGGACTTCCCGCCCGCATGGAAGCTCACGGCCGGCGAAGCCCGGCTGCTGACCGCGCTGGCCATGACCGGCAAAGCCGACATGGAGACGCTGCTGAAAGCCGTGCGGCTCAACGACAACGCGAAGCCGGCGCTGGTGAAGACACTGGTGTCGAGCGCTCGTCGCAAGCTGCAGGCGAACGGCGTGGCGGTGGAAATCCACAACGACCGCGGCGAAGGCTACATCATGCGGGGGCACCTGCCGACCTTGAGGAAAGACAGGTGAATGACCTCGATCCTGTCCTTCCGCTCCAGGACGAAGACGCAAGATGGCTTGCGGCGCGTGACGCTCGTTATCTCGCCCATGAAATGCGAGTTGGCAAGACACCTACCGCTATCCGAGCATGTGACCTGCTGGGGGTACAATCTGTCCTTTGGCTCACGACGGGTGCGGCTCGGTTGGGACACCAATACGCTTGGCGAAGATTCAGTTATGTCGGTCGTGGTAGTCAGGTGATGATGGCCGGATCCGAACAGCCGACTGCCGACGTGGTCATAAGCACGTATGACCTGGCAACCGGCGCCCTGTACGAAAAGTTGATGAAGAGGCAATTTGATGTGCTGGTCCTCGACGAAGCGCATAAGCTCAAGAACAAATCCACCAACCGGACCATCGGTGTTTTCGGTGAGGCAACTGACCGTCGTGACGGGCTCGCCTCCAAAGCGGCGCACGTCTATCCCCTCAGTGGGACGCCAGCCCCAAATCACCCCGGAGAACTCTGGCCCACGCTAAGGGCGCTTTTCCCGCAGGCGATCATGCGCGAGAACGGGACGCCGATGCCGGCGAGCGCGTTCGTTGATCGGTACTGCAAGACGAAGTTCAGCCCGTTTGGCGGGATCCAGATCGTCGGCGCAAAGAACAAGGCCGAGCTGCGCGATCGACTGAAGCCGTACTTTCTGCGGCGCCGATTTGCCGACGTGTACCCCGACGCCGCGGGGATCGAAGTTCAGCAGCTTTTCGTCGATGCTCAGTCGAACCTGGACGATCTGCGCGAACTCGAGAAGAGCGACGTGTGCGCGGACTTGATGCGACTGGTGCAGCGGGAAGATGTAAGCGCCGAAGTGCGTCGCCAGGCGTTGAAAGAGATCGACGAGAAGATCGGCATGCGGCTGCGGCGTCTGACGGGGATGGCGAAAGCGCCGGGCGTGGTTGCGTGGGCGAAGGAATATCTCGAGGACCGGAAGAAGCTGGTCTTGTTCGGCCACCACACCGAAGTTTTGGATGCGCTGTGCGACGGGCTGGCCAAGTACAAGCCGCTGCGTGTGAGCGGTGGGGTGAGCGGCAAGGCGCGTGCCGAGGCAGAACATCTGTTCCAGACGGATCCGAGCCGTCGGGTGTTCGTCGGCAACCTGATTTCGGCCGGCGAAGGCATTGACCTGAGCGTCGCCGACGACGTGGTGCTTGTGGAGTCAGATTGGGTACCGGGTACGAACGAGCAAGCGGTACGACGGATCGTGAATTTCGCGAAGAAGCGCGAGAACATCGCGTGGTTTGCCACGCTGGCGAAGAGCATAGATGAGCAGATCCAGCGGACGAATACGCAGAAGACCGCGGACCTGCTGGCGATTTTCAACTGAAAGGAAACCAGAATGCGCAGCTACGGCAAGAGCATGTTTCCAAACGACTACCTTGCGGCGCAAGAGGAAACCAGAATGACTGACAAACAAATCCCGCTTCAAAAGCACCTGAACATTGTTTCAGATCTCAAGCTCAAGCTAGATGAACTGCGGTCGAAGTGGCTTTTTCCTTGTAATACCGAAGCGGCTGATTTGATTGAGCGCCTGATCCGCGAACGGGACGAAGCCCGCGCCAAGGCTATTGATGAGGCGGCTGCGGCATTCCGGCGGGTCGCTCCGGGCGCGATGCTGGCAGGCGACGTTGACCGCGTTGAATCCCATATCCTCGCACTAAAGGACAAGCCATGACTGAATGGCTACACTACGACAAATTCCCCGTAGTGTAAGAACGGAGACACAAGACATGATCGTGACTGAAAACGAAGCCCGCACCAAATGGTGCCCACATGCCCGCGACGCGGATCTCGGCGGCAACCGCGACAGCTCCGGTGAGCAGCCGCACGTCGCTACCTGCATCGGCAGCAACTGCATGGCCTGGCGGTGGCTGCAGTCCACCAAGCATTCCGGCCGTGGCTATTGCGGTCTGAGCGGCAGCGTATAGCCGTACTAAATGTGTAGTAATAGTAGCAAATGTAGTTGACAGTCGAAATTCCAGTGAGTAGCGTCGTGACATCGAAACTGATTCCCCCGCCCTGGTTCGACGAGGCACTGGAACTCAAAGCGAAAGGAATGACCGTCCGCGGTATTGCCTACGCGCTCCAAGGGCGGGGGTACAAGATCAGCCACCAGCAGGTCTGGTACTGGACCACCCCGCAGGGGTTTCGAAGATTGAAATTCATCAAGAGAGGCAAATGACCTATGGCAATCGAAATCAGGATAACGGGCGAGACGGCGGAGCAGGTTCTGGCCGATCTGGTGAAACTCGCTGGGCAGAACACAATCATCGAGTGGAAAGGGATCGACGCGGAAGATACGTCGCAGCCGGCACCGCAGCAGCCGAGCGAGAGCGAGCCAAAGGGCCGGCGTGGCCGCCCGCGGAAATCGGAGAGTGGCAAGACCGAGGAATCGCCTGTCGAGCCTGCGGAGGCTTCGTCACCCGTGCCGCCAACCGAGGCGCCCGCTTCCTCTGCACCTGCCGCTGAGCCAGTCGCCGAGCCAGTTGCCGAGCCGGTCGAAGACCTGAAGGCGCTGCAGAACGAGTGCCGCGTCATGTCTGCGGAGCTGGTCAGCAAGAAGATACTCGACGCCGGCTCGATCACGAAGATGATCCGCGAGGCTGGCGCCGAGAAGATCGGCGAGCTGACCGTCGACGGGCTCAAGGCGCTGAAGTTCAAGCTCGAGCGGGAACTGTCGAAGTGAACCACGCCGACCGTTTCCACAGCAAGCTGAGCCCATCCGGCGCGAAGCGCTTCATGGCGTGCCCTGGCAGCATTCGGCTGTCGGAAGGCATTCCCCGCCGTGACAGCGTCTTCAGCGCCGAAGGGACCGCAGCCCACGAGCTTGCGGAGAAGTGCCTGCGGACAGGCTTCGACGCGGCCAAGTATCTCGGCGAGAAGATCGGCGAGTTCGAAGTGACCGACGAAATGGCTGTGGCCGTGCAGTCCTACGTCGACTACGTGCGGTGGTTCATCGAGCGCGGGTGGACGGTGGTTCTCGAAGAACGGGTTGACCTATCGCACGTAGTCGACGGGATGTCTGGAATGGCGGATTGCTACGCCTACAAAGACGACCATGTCGCCATCATAGACTACAAGCACGGTCGTGGTGTTGCTGTCGAAGCGTACGAGAATCCGCAGCCGATGTCCTATGCACTAGGGGTCCTAAAGAGGCTGAGCAATCAGCACAAATTCAATAAGGTCAGCCTCACGATCGTCCAGCCGCGGGCCTCGCACCCGCGCGGCGGGATCCGCACGTGGGAAACCACGCCGGAACGACTGGAGAGTTTTGCCGGCGAGCTTGCCGACGCGGCGTTTGCTACGCTTGATCCGGAAGCGCCGCTGGTGCCGGGGGATCACTGCCAGTTCTGCCCGGCCGCCGACGCGAATGTCTGCCCGGCGCTGAAAGAGCAGGCACTGGCGCTCGCTGCGGAAGAGTTCGAGGACGCCAGCTATGCCGGCCTGTCCAACGAAGAGCTCGGCGCGCTGCTCGGCAAGGTTTCGACTGTCGAAACGTGGTGCAAGAAGCTGCGCGAATACGCGAACGCCCAGGCGAAGGTCGGCCGCATGCCGACCGGCTACAAATGGGTGGAGAAGCGCGCCACGCGCAAGTGGAGCGATGAGGAATCGGTCGCAGACAACCTGCGGCTGGTGATGGACTTCAACGACGAGCAGATTTTCGAGCGGAAGCTGAAGAGCCCGCCGCAGATCGAGAAGCTCGTCGGGAAGAAGGACTTCGGTGTGCTTCGGCCGCTGATAGTTCAGCAGTCGAGCGGGCTTGTGCTGGCACCGCTCGGAGATCCACGGCCCGAAGCTCAGCCAAATGCGGCAAGCGAATTCGAGGCCGTAAGCATGGATGATGAGTAGCAAATAGAGGAAAATGTAGGATGGCAAGAGATTTTAATGCGTTTGTGCCCGGCAAGAAAGAGGGCACGATTCTCACCCCGAAGTGCCGCCTGATCTATCCGCAGCTTTTCGAAGCCGTGGACATGAAGGGCAACCCCAAGGGACCGGAAGAAAAGCTCCGGTATCGCCTGACGATACTGGTGCCGAAGAAGGCCGACCTGACGTTGCTCCGCGAGCGTGTCGAAGCGGTGATACAGGACGAAGCACCGGCCAAGGACCGCTCTACGGCCCGCAAGCCGTGGCTGAAGACGGCGGATTCGAAGGCACTGGAAAAGTACAGCGACGAATTCCCGGTCATGCTGCGCGTTCACAGCAAGTACGCGCCGCAGGTGGTCGGGCCGGATCCGACGCGGGCGCTCACCGAGGACGAAGTCTATTCAGGCCGGTGGGGCGTCGTGTCGCTCAACCCGTATTGGTACGGCTCGATCGACGGCGGCAAGCCGGGCGTGGCTCTCGGCATGGGCAACGTGCAGTTCCTCGATCATGCCGACAAGATCGGCGGGTCGCGTGTGACTGCCGAGGACGAGTTCGAACCGGCTGACGATGTCGAAGATTCGGCACCGCCCAGTGCACGGGGCAACAGCACTTCTGACGATCTCTTCGGCTGAAGGTACTGCGTCGGCCGACGCGGCGGGGGCTGGCCTCCCACAACTCCCGCCGCACCCCTTCATTGAAACGAAAGGATGCTATCACCATGACCGAAGGTCACAACAGCCGCCAGCAGCTCCGCAGTTACGTCGAGCGCATCGAGCGACTTGAAGAAGAGAAGAAGGCGCTCGCCGAGGACATCAAGTCGATCTACGTCGAGGCCAAGAGCAACGGCTACGACCGCAAGGCGCTCGCCCACATCGTGAAACTGCGCAAGCAGGACGCGACCGCCAGGGCGGAATTCGAGAGCATCGTCGACACCTACATGGCCGCGCTCGGCATGCTGCCGGATGAAGCGCGCGAGATCGCCGAGGCACTGGGATGAACTACCACCGATCCGAAACGGCCATGCTGCGCGATCGCATCGAGCAGCTAGAGGAAGAGCTCCGCCAGCTTCGCGAGACATTCGTCGGCGCACAGGACGACGACCTGCGGTTCACGCTGAGCATCACGTACAAGCTGCCGCCGATGGAAGTCGCCGTGTTGCTGCTTCTGCTGCGCCGACGCTTCGTCACCCGCGAGCAAATGTACGCCGCTGTCTACGGCGCCGACTCCGAGGTCCAGGAGCGGATATTCGACGTTACGATCAGTCGGCTCCGCAAGAAGACCCGCATCCACATAGCCAACGCCTACAAGATCGGCTGGTGGATCCCGAACCGCGAGAAGGTGTTGGAAGCAGTTCTTGAAGGAAAGGAACTTCCGCTATGACCAAGATACTCACCTACAGCGGCGTCGTGTTCGATCTGATCGAGCCGAAGGCAGCAGACGTGCGCTTCGACGACATCGTCGCGCCGCTGTCCCGTATCGGCCGCTTCAACGACCACCTTGCGGGGCGCGTCACGCTGCTGCAGCACAGCCTGTTGGTGACCGACCTGGTTGGCTACAAGGCCCGGCCGTATGCACTGCTGCACGACGCTCACGAAGCCTATATCGGCGACATCACGACGCCGGTTGTTCAGGCGCTCGACACCGCGAACTACGGCACCGCCAACGCGGTCGCGGCACTGAAGTATCGGATCGACTGCGCGATCTACGGAGCGTTCGGGTTGTCGTTTCCCGACGTCGACATTCTCGACGAGATCAAGGGCGCCGACCTCATGGCGCTGGCGATCGAGAAAGAGAACTTTGCCGATCCGGGGCCGGACGAATTGTGGGCCGACCTGCCAGAGCCGGTGTACGCCGCGATACCGTTCTCCGACAACCCGTCGCGCTTCCGCCACATGTTGACCTCGCTTTGCCCAAAGGTGCCGGCATGAAAAAGTGGCTTGATGCGCTGATTGTCGCAATTTTCGTAGCGTATTGCATTGTGTGGGCCGCAGCAGCAAAGGCGCAGCAGAAGGTCGACGTGGCACTGGTTCTCGCCATCGACCATTCGAGCAGCGTCGACGCGACCGAGTGGAAGCTTCAGCTTGAAGGCTACGCCGACGCATTCCGAAGCGATGCGGTGAAAGCTTCCATCACTTCCGGCTACCACCAGAAGATCGCCGTCGCGGTGTTCCGGTGGTCCGACTACTCGATGCAAGAGACACTGATCGGCTGGACGGTCCTCGACGGCCCGGAAGCCGCCGACATGTTCGCCGCGCAGATCATGCAGTTTTCCAAGCTGCCGGCGCTCAACGGCACCTGCATCGCTGGCGCGCTGGTGTTTGCCGGCGACTTGCTGAAGGCCGCGCCGTGGGCCGAGCGCCAGGTGATCGACGTATCTGGCGACGAGGCCGAAAGCTGCGGCCCGAACGGCCCGTATGCAAGACAGGCTAGAGACGCGCTGGTCGACTTGGGCGTGCAGATAAACGGACTGCCGATCCTGCAGGCGGAAGTGCCTGTGGTCTACGGGATCCCGGCCGGTGGCGACACCAACAAAAACATCGAGCGCTTCTACAGCGAGAACGTCGTGGGCGGGCCGGGTGCCTTCATGGTCACGGCCAATGGCTTCGGCGGGTTCGCGATGGCGGTCCAGCGCAAGCTGTTGCTCGAAATCGCGGGGCTGTGATGGCGGCCTACTACAACGAGCACGATCCGAAGGCGGCAGCGTGGCTGCGTGAACTCATCAAGGCGGGGCTGATAGCGCCCGGCGAAGTCGACGAAAGGTCGATCGAGGATGTCGTACCAAACGAACTCAACGGGTTTACCCAGTGCCATTTCTTCGCAGGAATCGGCGTCTGGTCCTACGCGCTCCGACTTGCCGGATGGTCGGACGACCGTCCGATCTGGACGGGAAGCTGCCCTTGCCAGCCTTTCAGCGCGGCAGGCAAAAGAGGCGGGACTGCTGATGAGCGGCACCTATGGCCGGCCTTCCAGTTCCTCATCGAGCAGTGCCGCCCTGCAATCGTCCTTGGAGAGCAGGTTGCGAGCAAGGACGGCCTCGCGTGGCTCGACACTGTACACGCTGACCTGGGAGCATCGGGCTACGCCGTCGGGGCTGCGGATATGTGCGCTGCGGGCATCGGTGCGCCGCATATCAGACAAAGACTCTGGTTCGTCGGAAAAAGGCTGGAATACGCCGAGGGCGACGGACGGGGAGAATGGCGGGCCGAACCAGGCGAACGGAGCATTGAGCGCGGACGCGGCGATGGCGGGGTGGCCGACGCCTGCGGCCAGGGACTACCGGAGCAATTCAGCGAGCGAGGAATTTCACGCCAGGCGGGCGGGAGAAGTGAGGGGCAAGCCGCTGTCGGAGGAGGTGGCGATGGCGGGGTGGCCGACACCACGAGCCAGCGAGAACGTGCAAACCAACTTGGACGAGATAGCGAGGACGGGGAGCAGTTGGCTGGGGCAGAACCGCGGCGCGACCGTAGCGACGATGGCGCAACTGACCGGCCCGGCCCGACTAACGGCCAATGGCGAGCTGCTGACTGGCTCCACTGCCGGGATGGAAAGTGGCAGCCAGTTGAACCCGGCACATTCCCGTTGGCTCATGGGGCTCCCGCCCGCGTGGGACGACTGCGGGGTTACGGCAATGCAATCGTTGCCCAGGCAGCGCAAGCCTTCATCGAAAGCGTGATGTGATGGCCGGCATCCACTGCGTCAACTGCGGCTCGACGAAGACCAGCGTGGCCAACACGCGCCGGATCCCCGACATGGTGAAGCGTCGCCGGCTCTGCGAGGACTGCGGCTGCAAGTTCACGACGTATGAGAAGGTCGGCAAGGTGACGTTGCCGAAGGGCGACCAGTGAGCTCACTTCATATTGACGTGGAATCGAGAAGCCCGGTCAACCTGAAAAAGACCGGCGCCTACGTCTATTTCGACCACCCGGACACCGACCTGTGGTGCGCTGCTTACGCCTTCGACGACGAGCCGGTGCAGCTTTGGACACCCGGTGAGCCATGTCCGCCAGACCTTGAAGAGCACATCGCCTCCGGTGGCCGGTTGGTTGCCCACAATGCCAGTTTCGAACGGCTCGCTTTCTCCAAGATACTCGGCCCGCGCTACGGCTGGCCGGTGCCGAAACTGCGCCAGTGGTACTGCACGATGGCGATGGCGCTGGCACAGGCGCTTCCGGCCGGTCTGGAAGACGCCTGCGCGGTCACGCAGACCGCCGTCCAGAAGGACGAAAAAGGCAGTCGCGTAATGAAGCAGATGGCGAAGCCGCGGCGCCCACGCAAGGACGAGCCCGGCGACAAGCTGCTCTGGTGGGACGACGCCGCCCGGCTCAACACGCTGTACGAGTATTGCAAGACCGACGTTGAGGCTGAGCGGCTTCTGGAAAAGAAGCTCCGCCCGCTGTCGGATTTCGAGCAGCACATTTGGTGGCTCGACCAGGAGATCAATGATCGCGGCGTGGCAGTGGACGTGGAACTCTGCAACGCGGCGCTGAAGATCGTCGACGAGCAGCGCGAACGGCTCGACCGCGAAATGCGCGACATCACGAACGGCGAGATCGCCGGCACGGGCGCGGTCAACCAGATCAAGGCTTACCTGCGGGACTTCGAAAACCTCGACGTAGGCGAGAGCCTGGCGAAAGACACCGTGGTCGAACTGTTGATCCGGGCCGACCTGAGCCCGACTGCGCGCCGGATCCTCGAGCTTCGCCAGGAAGGCAGCAAGACATCCGTCGCCAAGATCGACGCACTGTTGAACGGCACGCAGGCCGACGGTCGCAGCCGTGGGTTGCTGCAGTACCACGCCGCGTCTACCGGCCGGTGGGGCGGGCGACGCTTCCAGCCGCAGAACATCAAGCGGCCGCAGATCGACGACGTGAACACGGCGATCGACATCGTGCGGACGGGGAACCTCGACCTGGTCGAATCTCTCTACGGCAACGCGCTCGGCGTCGTGGGCGATTGCCTGCGAGGCACGGTGATCGCGCCTGAAGGCCGCAAGCTGCTGGCAGCCGATTATTCGAACATCGAAGGCCGGGTGCTCGCATGGCTGGCCGGCGAGCAGTGGAAGATCGACGCCTTCTCTGCCTACGACCGCAAGGAAGGGCCGGATCTTTACAAGCTCGCATACGCCAAGGCGTTCGGCATGTCGCCTGACGATGTGGACAAGAACCAGCGGCAGGTGGGCAAGGTTATGGAGCTGAGCATGGGGTACCAGTCCGGCCCCGGAGCGTTTCAGGTCATGGCGACCGGCTACGGTGTTCGCATCGGCGAGCAATGGGACTACCTGAAATCATCCGCCTCAGCGAGCGTCCTAGACCGGGTGCAGCAGGCGTGGGAGAACCGCGGCAAGACGAGCGGCATGGACGGCCGGACATGGTGCGCCGCCGAGTTGTTGAAGACGCTGTGGCGCGACGCGCACCCCGCCACAGTCCGCTTCTGGCGCGAAATGGAAGACGCCGCCATCGCCACGGTGAAGACGGGCGAAGAGCACGAAGTCGGCAAGATCCGCTTCTACAAGAAAGGCAGCTTTCTGTTCATGGAACTGCCGAGCGGCCGGCCGCTGGCGTATGCCTTCCCGAAGATCGACAAGCTGGCGACGCCGTGGCGCAACGAAGACGACGAGATCGTCTACAAGGACACGCTCTACTTCAAGGGCACCGACAGTGTCACGCGCCAATGGACCACTCAGACGACCTACGGTGGCAAGCTCTGCGTGTCGGCAGACACGGAAGTCCTCACCGATTCCGGCTGGCGCAAAATCGTGGACATCACAGTCGACCAGCAGGTGTGGGACGGCGAAGCGTGGGTTAGCCACGCAGGCGTAGCGCACCAAGGCTTCAAAAAGACAATCTCCGTGGACGGCGTTCGGATGACGCCCGACCACTTGGTCCTTACCGAGAAAGGATGGGTCTGTGCATCATCGTGCGAGGGACTACACCGGCCAGACGCTTGGTTACCTGACGGCACTGCGCTACGCGGGCTCGGATGGCCGGCGATCACTTTGGACGTTCCGGTGCGTGTGCGGAAACGAAGTTACGAAAGACGCGACAGATATAGCGAAGCACGCCAAGAAGGGCGGCATGCCGAGCTGCGGCTGTTTTCGTCACTCGTCTGTGCTGCGAACCACACACGGCATGTCGAAGCATCCGGCATTCGCGGTGTGGCGCTCAATGGTGGACCGCTGCACTTTGCCGACGCACCACGCCTGGCACAACTACGGCGGGCGTGGCATCACGGTGTGTGCCGAGTGGCGGAAATCATTTCAGACGTTTTGGGCAGACATGGGCTCGGCCTACGCGCCGGGTTTGTCGATCGAAAGGATCGACGTGAACGGCAACTACGAGCCGACGAACTGCTGCTGGATACCGCGATACGAGCAGGCGAAGAACCGGCGCGACACGCTGCCAGTGGACCTGAAGTCGCTTTCGATGGTGACGGGGATCCCGCGCAGCACACTGCGGTACCGATGGCAACGGAAGCAGTCTTTGATCTCGTCAACGCCGGACCCCGATCGCGTTTCATGGTTCGGGGAGCCGAAGGATTTCTGATCGTACATAATTGCGAGAACGCATGCCAGGCCGTCGCCCGCGACGTGATGGCGCAAGCTCTCATTGGGCTCGACGCATGGGGCTACGAAACCGTTCTGACGGTGCATGACGAAATCGTTGCGGAGAGCACCGAGCGCGTCGGGACCGCCGAGCATTTCAGCGAGTTGATGACAGTGCTTCCGGACTGGGCGGATGGTCTGCCCTTGGTTGCGGAAGGCTTTGAGGACAGGAGATACCGGAAATGAGTGACGTAACCGACGCGGCCTTGGAAGGCCACAACACGATCGATCTGAATCAGGCCACGATGAAGAAGATCGTCCAGGAGTATTTCGACCGGCACGCGCCGAACCTGGGCTTGCAGATACAGGCCATCCGAAACAACCCGACTAACGGCACGGTCAGTTTCACGATCGAAACCGTCCGCAAGGACATCGAGGGCATTTTCTAGGAGATACCGGAAGTGACGGCGATCGAGTACGCGATCACGAAAGGCGAAGGCACGCTTTTGGACCATGGCGTAGCTATCGCCGTGGATTTCTACGACGGAGAGATCGAAATCATATCCCGCACCAACGAAGGCAACTTCGCTCGACAGTCCTACAAGGGCGCAACGGTTGTCGCTCGTCCCTGCGAATACAACTGCGAGACTGGCAAATGAACACGATCATCGGCATAGGCGGCCCCAAGGGCAGCGGAAAGAGTTTTGCGGCTGACTGGCTTGTCGCAAATAGAGGCTACACGCGCATCAAGTTTGCGACGGCACTGAAGAACATGCTTCGGGTGTTGGGGCTGACCGACGAGCATATCGAGGGATATCTCAAAGAGCAGCCGTGCGACCTGCTCAACGGCCGGACGCCACGGCACGCGATGCAGACGCTCGGGTACGAGTGGGGGCGCAACCTGATCGACGACGCACTGTGGGTGGACACGTGGCGGCGCCGGGTGCTCGCGACGGACGGGCCGGTGGTCGTGGACGACGTGCGGTTCGACAACGAAGCCGCAGCGGTGAAAAGCCTGGGCGGCATCATCGTCCTGATATCCAACTCGGGGGTATCGGGCGATGAGCACGCAAGCGAGCGGTTCGACTACGAGCCCGACTACCGCGTGTTCAACGCCAAGGACGAAACCTTCCTGCCGCATATCGACTTGCTGGCAGCGATGATGGCGACGCGAAACGTGACGAAACCTTAATTAGCCGTCTCTCCTATTCGATGCTACAAGCTGCGACAGTTCCTACAGCAAGGGACTGTCGCAATCGTTTCTGGAGAAACACCACATGGCACAACCTTTTGACATCATCGTCCACACGCTCGGCTCGGCCGTTGCGAACAGCGCCACCTTCACGGTCAACTACCCGTCCCTGAAAGACGCTGGCGCGTACCGTTCCGGCCTCGACCACAAGGCCGCAACCAACGCCTACGGCATTCTGAGCACCGTGGACAACACGCTCGGCGTCAGCTTCGGCGCGTCGAACATCACCATCACCAACAAGTCTGGCGGCGCGCTCGCAGCCGGCACGACCCTCTGGATCCAGCTTGCGCAGGGCCAGGATGTCGATCCCGACAACGCCCGTGCCAACCTCGAACAGCTCGCGGCGACCAACCTGTTTGTCATCAACCTCGGAGCACCCGACGTTGCGGACGCCGACGGCGTCAGCGTCTCGGCCTCGGTCACGGCAGGTGTTGCCGGCGTCATTACCGGCGCGCTCGCTTCTGGCGGCGTGGCGACCTTCGACGTACCGCGCAACGTAGTCGGCGCGTGGACCAACACGGCGGTCATGACCGTCACCGGCACCGACCAGTACGGCAGGGTGATGCGTGAATCGTCCGGCTCTGGCACCTCGATGGCCGGCAAGAAGGCGTTCAAGACCGTCACGGGCTTCACGGTCAGCGCGAACGTCACCGGCTGCACGGTTGGCTCGGGTGACGTTCTTGGCCTGCCAGTGTTCCTCGCGGGCGCGGCTCGCGTTCTCGGCGAAATGCAGGACGGTGCGAAGGCAACCGCAGGCACCACGGTCACAGGCGACGCCACCGTCCCGGCAACGGCGACGACCGGCGACGTTCGCGGCACCTACGATCCGAACGCTGCGGCGGACGGCGCCAAGGTGTTCGAACTAATCTGCGCGATCGACGACCCGTCGTTCCGTGGTGTTGCACAGTTCGCTGGCTGACGTGAAACCTGAAGCGTAACGCTGCATTGCGGCGCGCAAATGTCGCGATTTGTAGCAAGAAACCCCGGCTATCCTATTGGACGGCCGGGGTTTTTCTTTTTGCTACAGTGTACTTCTATGCCCTTTCACGGCGGTAACACGGGTTCGAGTCCCGTAGGGCGTACCACTACTTATCTCTATTAAATCAATGCTTGTCGGGTTTGTCGGAATGCTTGCTACAGGGCTGGTTGCGGTGTTACCTGCCGCGTTTCAGACCCCACCTATCCCCGAATGCTTGGGCTAGGCACTTCATCGCTTGGCGCCCACGCTTGCTGTCGTAGAATTCCCAAAAGTCCTCGTAATCGGTACGTGCGTTCGGGTGCGGCGGCCCGAGAAAGAACTCAAGCGAGAAGTCGCCTTCCCAAAAATGGGTTGGTTCGTCGTCGCCAAACATGCTCAGGTTTTTGCCGTTTGGCAGAGTGAGCGTGGGCCAGTACTCGTCTTTCTGGTGGTCAAATTCTAAATGCACCGGGTAATAGACTTTCCCGCTTTGCGTAGCGATGGCGAAGATAGTGCCACGCCCCACTTGCCGCTGTGCTACTGCCTCGTCCAGTTTTTCCCACGACATGTCAGTCGTCTCCGATGGCCAGCTTCAGGTGCGCCGGGCTGTGGTGGCCATAGGTCCGCAGCACGGTCGTTACGGTATCTCCGAGCAGCGCAGCCACGTCGTATGGTGCCTTACCCTTCTGGAGCAGATGGGTCGCCCTGGTGTGCCGCAGAATGTGCGGGTGCGACTTGTCTGCCAGACCGGCAGACTCGCAGAGCGATCGGAACGGCCGATAGAAATCGCGACCGCCAAACAGGCTGTCCCCGTCGCCGTTGGCAATCAGCCACCGAATGTCGTCCTCGATCGACTTGAACAGCGGCACACGGGCCTTGCGCTTGTTCGTGACCACGGTGCCCTCTTCGTGCAGGTAGATCACGCCGGCATTCCAGTCGACCTGTGACGCGGTGAGATCCTGCACTGCCCGACGACGAGCCCCGGTGTAGTAGGCGAGCCGGATGAAGCGCAGCAGGTGCCCTTCCGCCAGCATGAGCAGCAGTTCGAGTTCTTCCGTCGTGAACCACGCGGTTTCCTGCGTCTCGACCTTCGGGTTTTCGATGACCGGCAGTTCGGCCCGCGTCATGCGCTTCCACTTGACCGCATGGTTCGCGGCCGCTGCCAGCACGCCGAGCTCGCGCCTTACGGTCGAGTTGGCGCCGGCCCGGTTCTTCCGGCGATCGCCACCGCCGACCTCACCAGCGCGCCGCGCCGCCACATAGGCCCGGCACTTCGGCACGTCCACGTCCTTGACCAGCATGCCCCGGAAGAACGCGCTCAGGTGCTTCGCTGCGTTGTGCTGGCGCACTGGATCCGCGACCTGGTTGGCGTGCTCCCGCAGGTACTGGTCGAGGCACACGGCCACGGTCAGTCCCTCGCTTCCGGTTTCGTACAGGCCGGGGCCTTCGAGCAGGAACTGGCCGAAGCGAGCCTTCGCTTCAATCGGATCTTTCGTATCCAGAGAGAGCTGGCGCGTTCGCCGGATGGAGGCGTCGTACCAGTAGACGTAGAACCTGCCGTTGCTCCTGCGGTCGAGCCACGGCGCTTCCGAGCGCTTGCGAGGCATTCTATTTCCCTTCTGTCGTACCGAGCGTGACCGCCCGGAGTGCGGATTACGTCAAGTTGCCATTTTTGCGACATTCGCGCCAGCGTTTTGACGGACACGCACAAGGTGCGCGCCGCCTTGCCGGCAGAGAGCCTAACTGACACTTTTCAGAATCTCCATGACCTTCAAAGCCACGTCGAACGGCACCGCCTGGTTGACGGTCAGCCACACCGTGCCATCCGAAAGTGATTCGAACTTCCGGCACGGCGCCCGTGGCGGCTCGGTGAACGCGACTGGCACGAAGTCGACCGGAACGAGGTCACGTGGCTCGCAACCGAGCACCGTGGCGATGACCGAAAGCCGTTTTGGCGTCGGAAACGCAATGCCGCGAATGTAGCTGCTGATCGTATCACGTTCGAATCGAACGTCTGCGGGCGCGATATTTTTGCATGCCGCAGCCAGTTCAGTCTGGCTCAGCCCCTTCTTCATCATCATCGTCTGGAGGCGGCGCGAGAATTCTCGCCTAGCCGCGATCTTGTCTTCTTTGGTACGCATTTCGCCGTCCCTTCATGTCTCCCCGAACAGGCTCCCTGTCGTGCTACATGTAGTACGGTGACGCACTATAGTCAAACACTATTTACTTATGAAATACCGATTTCCACCGTGCTGCGGAAGCCTCTTTCGACGTGGTAAACGTACCCCTTCATGCTTCGTCCGGAAAGGTAGCCGGCCGCCGCGTGATAGGCGTCAGACGGGATCGGCGCCCGGTGACTGTATACACAGACGCCTGATATCTCTTTCAAAGTTTCGTGATGGATGTGCCCGGTGTGCCAGTGCCGGGTCCGGGTGTCGGCCCACTCGCCAGGCCAGCGCGTCGCCATGAGGATCGGCAGATCTCCGGGCTTCGCCCGGTCGCCATGGACGCCGCCGATCAGATTTTTGCCAAAGCGCTTTACGAAAAATGGGCTCGGGGAATTCTCGACGTGCACGTTCTTCTCTTTGCGGTAGTACATGCGGAGTGATTGTCGCAGGCCGACGGTGCCGACCGGATCGTGGTTGCCTTCCTTCAAGGCTATCTCGATGTGCTTGTGTTTCGATCGCGCTATTTCGGCGCACTCCGTCGCGATCTCGAGCGCCGTTTCAAAGCCCTTGGAGTAGCGGCTGTCGGAGTCCAGAGCGTTGCCGGACAGCGGCGTTGTGCCCTTGTAGTTGTCTATGTGCATGAGGTCGCCAAGTCCGAGCAGCAGTGCGTGGCCGGCCCTCGGCATTTGCTCGACGGTTTCGGTGAACGCATTCACGATCACCTTCCGGGCGATGGACAAGTCCCAGTCGGGACCGTCGGTTTCCTTGCCCCACGCCAGCATGCCGACGTGCCAGTCGGCCCACGGATAAACCGCCAGCCGGTCACTGTCGCAGTCCTTGGTGATGACGGACGGAGCGACTGGCTTGAAGTTGGACAGTGCGTCTTCGGCGATCTCGGCGATCTGCTCCATGCTGAGCGGTTCGCGGGTCGTCTTCACCCATTGCTGCGTGATCTCGCCGGCACTGTTGACCAGTGCGGAGACGCCCTTGACGAAGTGACCTTCTGGCGTGCGGAACTTCGGTCCAGCTTCCGGCTTCTGGACGACAGACCGGGTTTTCAGATTGCCGGCGCCGTCGGTCACTTCGCTCATGCGGGTGATTTCGAAGCCGGGCATGACGGGGGTTTCGTCGAGGAACATTCCCCTGCGAGAAGCGGCTTGCAGTGTCCGGCTAAGAACGGATTGGGTGACGCCGAGTGCGGCTGCGGCCTTGCGATGGGAGCCGTGTTCTCGAACGGCCTCCATGTATGTCAAGGCGCGTTCGGGATTGAAATCGGGCATGCGGAACTATCCCTTTATGGAATGCGGCACGTGCTGGAACAGCCACGCCAGCCAGACGCCGCCCTTGGCGGCGATGAACCCGACGGCACCCGCGATCCCGTACACCGCCCACTGCGCGCCACGGGCTCGCATCAGAAAATCGTGTACTTCATCCAGTTTGACACTCATTGCCTTGACCTCGTCGCGCACTGCGTTGAGCTCGGCCTTGGTCTGGATGGCGATGTCGCGGGTGTTGTCGGTCATTGCCTTCGGTCCTCAGAAGCTCGCTCGGTTGTCGAAAAGCACTTCGCCGACGCCCATCAAAGCCCGGACCTTGTCATTGACTTGGATCTCGGTGCTCTCGAGCCCGCTCAGCGGATTCTTGATGAGGCAGGTGTTGGCGAACAGGTGCAGGTAGGTGCCGCCATCCGTGAAGCTCACGTACAGCGCGTGATACTCGACGCCGTTCTCCGGGTTGAGGTCGACGTACTTGGCCACGGCCTCGACCTTGTTGGCCTTGGTGTACTTGTCGAGAATGACGACTAGGTCGGCCGCCTTCACGCAGGCCGGCGAATTCGGGTCGGTCATTTCCTGGGCGCGCACATACTGTGCGACAAAAACCAGTGCGGTTACGAAAAATGCTACAGCGATGCCACGCATGTTCAGTCCTTTCGGCAGGTCGCCCGGATCGCCGCATTCTGCTGGCGGATTTCCCGGATCGTTTCTGGTGTGTCGAACTCGTTCGCCGGATCTTCTGCTGCTTCCGTTTCTGCGGCCGAGTAGCTCAATGGTTTAACGTCCCTACAAGGGACGGCCGCGACGACGCCGGTTATCGGGATCGTCGACGATTTCTCGCCACGTGTCGTCGCGCACCCGGTCAGCAGCGTCAGCAGCAACATCGGAAACGCGATCCGCTTCGCGGCGTGCTTCCAGTTCTGCTTCGTTACGACCATCGGTCTTCGCCTCGTTGCGTTCGATGTGCCGGGCCAGCCAATTGAAGAAGCTGACCAGCCCGGCGATGATTTTGGCCCAAGTCACTCGACGCGCTTCTTGTTCCAGAACATCCACCATGCGACGCCCGCGAGCGACATCAGCGCCCCGGTTGCGGTCACGGCCATTTCCTCGGTGAGAAGTCCGCGCTGGACCATGAAACCGGCTGCGAGCTGCAGCACGATTCGGATGAACTGCTGAATGTTGTCCCAATTCATTTGACGCTCCTGGTTTGAATTGCCTTCGCAACGTCGTTGCGCAGTTTGTCACCGCACGCCTTCGCGCCCCGCAGCTCGGGGAACGGCGGCAGAACGGTGAAGTCCCATTTCTGTCTCTGCTTGATGCCGAGCGTGCCCTGCACTTCGGCGTGCGAAAGTATGGTCTGCGGCGTGACCGGGATCCGGTACTGGGCCGCCAGCGTGGCGACGAGCCGGCAGAATGCGTCCCACTGCTTGCGCTTCATCGGCCAGTGGCCGTAGGTCAGCGGGTGCTCTTTTGCCCCGCCCATGCACGCCATGCTGACGCCGATGGAGTCGGTGTTGCAGCCACGGGTGTGGATTGCGTAGCCGCGCTTCAGCGGCCGTGCGTTCGCCCAGACCTGGTACTTGCCGATGACGATCTTGCCGTCGCCCTCGACGACGAAATGGTAGTGTTGGATGTCGGTGCTGTTGGCCTTGTGCGCGCCGGCAGTCCAGTGGCAGATGATCCGCTTCACGACAGCCTCGCCAGTTCGTTGTTGACGAGGTTGCGCAGCGCCTGGCTGTCGTCGATCGTGGTGTGCGTGCCGTCGATCACGACGTTGCCCTGGACGTTCGCGCCGTAGACATCGAAGCGCCCTTGACGCGACGCGCGGATCGAGATCACACGCTTGAAGTTCGGCGCCATTTCCATCGGGAACCAGGCGTCGACGCTTATTCCGAGGTCGATAGGCTTGCGATAGAGCCGGGCAAAGTTGTTGGCGAAGGATGCGCCTGCGGAGTGGAAGATCAGCGCGACCGGGTCGGTCAGGTCCGTCTCTTTCTCAACGGCCTTGACTGCGGTCGCTGCCTGCGTCCAGCGGTAGACCGGCGCGCGCCAGCCGACGAGCTGCACTTCCTTGGCGATGGCGCGCAGGCCGCCCGACCAGATCGGGCCTCCAAGGCCGTAACTGAAGACTGCGGTGCCTTTGGTCATGGAGCGACTTCCTTGCGACAGTAAACGACTTTTACTACTAATTTTCCGCGTTGTCACCCTCTGGCGCGGTGCTTTCTCTTGCCGCAGCCGCGACACCAAGTATCCGGTTGAGCTTGGCGTTCCAGTCCGGCGTGCCGACCTTCGACACGTCGCGCCGCAACAGGTGCATCGCCAGTTCCGGGTCGAACTGCATTTCCAGCAGAAGCTGGTCGACCGTGGTCGGGCCGCTCGCCAGGCTCTCCGACGCGATGCGCAAGCTGCGCATGATGCCGCCGCCTTTCAGCGCGCCGTAGCGCAGCTTCAGTGCTGCTTCCAGTGCGTTCTGTATCTTCTTCGACGTGCCGAACAGCCCGACGTTCTCCGCGGTAGCGGAGTTCGTGCCGGTGCGCGCCCGACGGTTGGCGTCAAGCGTGATGATCCGGTTCATGGTCCGCAGCGCGTTCATTTCTTCCGGGTCGAACACTTCGGCCAGCGTCTTTTCGTGCTCGTCAAACAGATTGTTCGTCTTCGAGAAACTGGCCGAACGTCCGCCCTCGACTTCTAGTTCTGGTGCGGGGTTGGTGATCTTGCGGCTCATCCACTTGGCGACGGCTTTCTTCAAGCCATCGCGGGCGGCCTCGTCCGGCCCGGTGTCAAGTACGAGTTGCCGCATGGCGCGCTCAGGATCACCGGATCCCATAACCGCACTGACGGCTTTGAACGGGCTTTTGTCGGACGCCATCGCGATCGGCGATTTTTCGATTTCCTTGCGGCGCGACTTCACGTCCATGCCGATGCGGGTCTGCGCCACGCGGCTGTTCTGGTCCAGTTGGCGGACTTCGTCGGCGATGCGGCCGGTGATCTCCTGACCCTGCCGCGCTTCAGCCAGCATGCGGTCCACGTCCGCACGCATGCCCGGCACCGTATCAATGACCTCCGCGTTCGCACGCTCCCACTCGCGCAAACGATTGGGGCGCAGCAAGTCGGTCTGCCGGTCGACCACGCTCGTTTGTGCCAGTTTGTCGAGCAGGTACGTGCGTGCGTCTTGCGCACGTTCAGGCACTGCGTCCAGCACGGAGCGGTTCAGACTTTCGGCTTTTGACCGGCTGTTCCCGTCCAGGAACCTGCCGGCCACATCTTCAGGACGAATACGCTGCTCGTTGGGGTCCGCCCGCGTCTGCCGACGAAGCAAGCCGGATTCGCCTTCTCGGAAACGCGGTCTGACCGTATCCCGGTGGTAGTCCATCCCCTGTCGAACTCGCGTGCCGGCCGTGCCGCCCTGCGCCACGATGTCGTCCTCGTACTGAGCCAAGCCGTCCCGCAGTCGCCGCAGTCTTTCCACTAGGGGGCCGGCCTTGCCCGTTCCTGTTTTCTCCATCGCAGTATCTATGGCGGTAGATATGTCGGCGCGGAACTCCTGTACGTCGCCGAACGTCATCGGCGGTGCTTCACCGGTTTCCGGGTCCGGCGCAAAACTACGCATACGAGCCAACAGATCGGTCGGCACGTTAGCTTCGCTGGTGGACAGTCGTACCGTGGCTTCGACTTCATCCGCTATGTCCAGCGCGCGCTGCGGGTCGACTGGTGCGTTGCGCACTTCAGGGTCGCTGAACAGCGCGTGTTGCTGCCGGGTAACGTCACGCTCCTGTGCACGCCAGTCCGCCGCTATGCGTCGGCTTGCTTCCGGTCCCTGCCCGCGAGCTGCGTCCACGCGGGCCGCGTCCGGGGACACAGGACGCTGCGCCTCAAGCGCCTGACGGTCCCTGTCCGTCATCTGCGTTTCGATGGCCAGTGCGCGCTCACCCATGTCGTCGGCCGAACGCAGCCGTTCTTTCGTTGTACGATTGGCGAAATCGGTGAAGTCACGGCTTGATGCGTCGGCCGGCTGCGCCTTACTTGCCTGCTTCATCGCTTCGGTACGCATCTGCTCGTCGCGCTCCACGAACCGACGCTGCGTGTTCTGGTCGCCCATGCGGGCCTTTTTCTCTGTCATCGCCATGCCCGCGTCATCCGAGAGCGCGCCGGTCGTCGGCATGTTTTCGATCGGCACGCCAGCTTCGCGCAATGCGTTGACGTTGGCTTCAAGCGAATCGGCCGCGACGTTCGGGTCTTTGACGAAGCCCTGCGCGCGCCACGCCGCGAGGTCCATGTCGCGGGAAGTCGGGCGCGTGGCCGGGAGTGTCGGGATTTCCGAACCGATCTGGTAGTTGCCCTTGCCGAACGTGCGTGCAGCACGGTTGACCAGTCCTTCGGTGACGCCTTGGCCGATAGACTGCACGCCGGCACCGCCGAAACCGCCCAGGATCACCGAGCCGAGAGGGCCTGCGACGCCGAGACTGTCTTTCACATCGTCCGGGACGTACTCTTCGTATGCTTGGTTTGCACCGCCTGCACCAACGCCGCCGCCAACGTCGCCCGCGATGACACGGGCAGGATCCTGAGCGTAGGCAAGCGACTGCCGGTCGAGAAACCGCGTGGCGAAGTTGCCGCCCTTGTTAAAGCCGGTGGCTGCGTTCCTCGCGACTGCCGCAGGGGCACGCCGGGCAAGCATTGCGCCGCCAGCGAGCGCCTGTGTTCCGAAGTCGATCGCGCCACCAACAATGCGCTCTTTCGGGGTGAGCGTGGATTCGTCGATCACCGCACCTTCGCCAAGCAGAGATTTTGCGATCTCTGCCGACTGGTCGTTGATCCAGTCGCCGCCGCCAACAGGTTCGGTAACATAAGGGGTTTCTATGCCGACGAGATTGCGCAGCCAGGAGCCTGCGTTCACCGCGAGGTTCGCGATGTCGATCGGGGCGCCTGCGATCTTGCCGAGGCCGGACGCCATCTTTTGCGCCGGGTACTGCAGGACAGCGTCGTTGCGTTCCATGCCGACGCTATCGGTCGCCGGCATTTCGGTCTGAGGGTCGTAGGGGAGCCCGAACAGGTTGTCGTTCGGAGTCGTGCGAAAGTCGTCCGTCGGGGCGGCAGACATGGTGGCGCCGGTCGTGTACCCGGTCAGTTCCGGGTCCGGGGCGTCGTCCAGCGGCACAAGGCGGCGCGGCGTCGGAGCCTGGTCAATGGGTACGAGTTTCGCCATTATTCTTCAACCTTGAACCGACGGCCGTTAAGGATGACAATGGTTCCGGGAGGCTGCGAAAGTGCCTCCTGTTCGCTGTTGACGGTGATAGCGCCGCCCGGCGCCGGTGCGGCACTTGCTGCCGGGGCTCCCGGAACGGGTGCGCCTGGGACCGTCATTTTCGCCTTTTCCGAACGGCGCAGCGCACGCTCAGCGGTGATGGGCGGAAGCCCGGCCTGTTTGCGCTTGATGTCGACCATCATGTCGATGCGCCCTTGAAGGAACCGCAGCCCCTCCACGTACCTGCGCTGGTTCATAAACCAACCTTTCGGGTCGCCGACGATCGCCATGATAATGTTGAAATCTTGGTTCGACACACTTCGGCCAGTCTGGTTGAGAAGGGCTTCCGCTCCCTGGTACGCCATCAAGCGGGCGAGTTTGTCGACATTGCTTACGTCGGGGTTGTAGGCAAAGATCGACGGGTCCACTAGCCCGGAAGCGGCAAGCCGGCCTTCGACTTCCTTCAGCGATCCGTCCACGCCCAAATCCGGCCTGACCAAACCGACAGATTCTGCGATAGCCGCAACATCCTGCGCCATGCCGGTTGCGATGCCCGGCACCCCGAACGCCAGCGGGCTGCGCTCAGCCATTTTGATACCTTCTTCGATAGAAGAATCGAACACGTCGGACGCCGCCAAGGACTCTTGGACGCCGCTTATGACACTGTTCGTCGGCTCGCCGTAGGCTCCACCGCTCTCGATCGTCGTGCCGTCCGGGCCAATGGTGATCTTCTGGCCTTGGCTCTTCGATTCTTGCTGAAGCGCGTACTGTTTGCGCTGCTCCATTGTGCTTTCGGGATACACCTCCCCGTACAGCGCCACGGACTCATTGAACCGCATGTTGCGGCCCTTCTCCGCGTCGCTAAGGATCGGGGAGACGCCATCGCCGTACACCTTCTCGCGCGGCAAGAAGACTGGCTGGCCGTTGACCATCGCCTCTTCCGGCGTGTTCGAGAACTTCCACCGTTCTGTGGAGTCGTTCAAATTGAAGCCGAAGCGGCGGTCAGAGCTTGCGATGTCCTGGCCACGGCGCTCGGTCGCGATCTTCGTACCGAAAGCATCGGCGGTGTTGTCGTACCCTTGGCCGGCACCGATCTGCGCACTTTGCGTCTGCGGCGCACGGGCGCCGAAGGCTTCCGCCTGCTGCATGAGCCGCGCGTCTGCTGCGTCGGACGGCTTGTACCCCGACAGGATCATCGCCTGGTAGTCGACGCCACCGGCCGGGTCCGCGAAGCTCTGCGCCAGCGCGTCGGTTTCCACGTTGCCGCGCTGTGCCGCAATCAGCTGCTCGCGCTTGAGCGCCGGGGTGAGTTGGTCGCCATAGATATCCTTGCCGACCTGCGTGATAGCCTGGGCCAGCGGCGTGTTCTGCGGTCGGAACGGGTTTATGATCTGTGGCATTTAGAAGCCTATTCTGGCTGCGTGCGGCATTCCTGCTGTTGGTGCGGTCATGGGCATTCCGCCCGGCATGGCGCCCGGTCCCATCGGCATGCCGCCCATGACGCTGCCCATCGCCTGCATCATCTGGCCGATCCCGCTCGACGGGCGGTACGCCTCGATCGCACGGAAGTCGGACAGATGCGGCATGATCCGCGCCTGACCTTGGACCGGCGCGTTGTTGAAGCCGATGTCCTGCTGCGCGGCGTTCGTGCCCATGCCGATGTCGAACTGCTGCTGATCGAAACCGGCGAGCCGGCCGAGATTGCCGGCCGTGGTCTTCGACTTGGCGATCGCTTCCTGCATGCGTTTTGCGTACTCGGCCTGCGCCACCTGCGGCGCGTTCGCCGACATCGGAATGTCTTCCATGGCGCCGGGCAGGTTTGATTCCGCTGCGGCCACGCGGGTGTTCTGACTGCGGCCGAGCATGGCCGGGTCGATCGCACGGATCGTATCGCCGAGCACGGTCTGGTTCGCGCCGGTTGCCGCGTCGGCCTTATTGTTGAGCACGCCGAGTTCGCGGTTGCGCGCCTTGACTTCGCGCGTCGCGTTACGGTCGGCCTCGCCTCGGGCCATCGAGCCACCGGCTGCGCTGAGCCCGGCACCTATGAGCATCTCGAGACACATCGTCAAAACCTCGACCTACGCGGGTCCAGCCTCCCGGCTCGATCCGGATTGCGCCGTGCTGCGTCTCTCAACATTTCGTCATACTGCTGTCGAGTCGCGGCCGAGCCGGTTCCGGTCGTCAGCGACCGAAGTGCGGTGCCGGCTGCGTTCTGTTGCCCGATTTGCGCTTGCTGCTGTTGCAGCGCCTGAGCGAGCAGCGCCAGCGGTTGCATCGGCACATTGTACGGGTCGACCGAATCGAAAGAACGGCGCGCTCGCTCCGCTTGAGTGCTTTCTGAAACCATCGCGCCGCCCAATTCAGCAAGCAGTTGCGCCAGCACAGATTGCGGCTGGTAGGTTTCCGCTGGTACGCCCATTACTGACGTCTGATATCCGGTCTTGTTCATCATGATACCACCCTTCCGGAGCCGGCGCGGCTATACACCTGCGGCTGCTTGTTCATTGCGAAACGCGGGTTTGCACTGTTGCGGTCTGCGGCCACGCCCGCACCGATCGGCCCGAGGAAATCCGCGAAAATCTGGCCAAGCTGACCGAATTCGCGGGGTGCTTTCAAAGCGGTCGCGGCGCCGGTTGCCTGCGTGGCAATCGTCGCTGGATCCGCAGCCTGCTGGTTTGTCTGGTAGAGCGCGGCGCGCTGCTGCTCGATCTCGCTCTTCAAGCGGTTCGATTCGTCGGCCGCACGGTTGCCGATACCGGCCCGCTCGTCGCCATAGCGCTTCTGCAGTTCCGCGACCTTGTTCGCACCGATCGACGATTCCGTCATGCCACGGGCGGCGAGCTGCGCGATCAATTGGTCGCGAGCCGTGGCGAACTGGTCGTCTAGGCCGGTATTGAAATTCGTCTTGTAGGTGTCCTGGAAGTTCTGGAAGTACGGGTCGTCGAACTGGCCGAATGCGGCGTCGATCGACTGGCGGCCCTGGCCTATGCGGGCGGTTTTCTCGTCTTCCCGGCGCTGCGTGTCCATGCGGGCACGCGCAGCTTCCTTGGCTGCGGAGTTGTCCTGCTTGCCGCCGCCGAGCAGCGTGGGAACGAGGCCCTGAAGTTTGGAAAGGCACATACGCTGTCACTCACGAAAACGTGAAGGCCGCGCGACAGCCCGAGTAACAGCGACGAGTCAAGAGACTTTTAGCACCAGTTGGGAATAAATTCAAACCGTTTTGCGGGTCCGTTGTGCGGCAGTTCCACGAAGCCGAGCAGTCGGAACCATTTTTCGAGGCGCGGATGCTGGCTGACCGTATATGCCACCAAAGACATATTCGGGTAGTCCGCGAGGACACAGCCGAGCACTTCCTGGCTCGTTCGGATGCTCGCCATCGGCCGATCGAAGAACGCCTGCGTGGCGATGAAGCTGGTTTCCGCTTCGAACAGGCTCGGGTAGAACCAGAAGATCGCGATGGGAATATCGTCCTGATAGATGGCGTATGCCTTGCCGCGCTCGATCCCGTCGATGAGCAGCCGGACCAGCATGTTAGGGTCGACACCCGCAGCCTGCAATTCGTAGCGCGTGACGCCGGACAGGTTGTTCACTACCGGCGCCATGTCGGCAAGCTGAGCGTGATCGTAGTTCATCCGATGCGCTTCTCGTTGAGATCGTGGTGAATAATGGTTTGGCTCAGGCTCGCTTCGCCGTCGGAAATGCAGACGATCTTGAGTGCAAAGATCGACGCCTTGAGGCCGGCCGCTATAGAGCCAAGGTTCACCGAAACGCCAGTGATCCGGGTGACGAGCGCCATCACTGTTTCGTCGTTCGGATCGGTCAGGACGCGGACTTCCCAAGTGCCCTTGGCGAACATGTCGAAGCCGGTCAGGTGCTTGTAGGTGGCCGGTGCCTTGATATCGAGGAACGGCGTCTCGACCAGCGCGTCGTCCGCTTCAACGAATTCGTCGCCGTCGAGGCCGCCATAGGCGTAGATGTTGTTGCCGGACCTCGCGTAGAGTTCGCTGCCGAGCCGGGCGAAATCGGTGATCGAAAAGCCGGGCTTCAAGACCGTCCACGCGGTGATGCTGCTCGATGGGTAGCGGCTGAGCACGATGACCTGGTCGCCCATGGCGAGCATGTAGAGACCGTCCCGCGGTTCGATCACGGCCTTGGAGTTGCGCACCGAAGTCGGCTGCAGCGAGTCGCGCAGGTCTGCGATGTACGTGTCGACCAGCGTGCCGATGTCGTTGACGGTGGCGGTGTTGGAGCTGTCGCGGGCTTGCAGGCTTCGCACACCAATCTGGTCGAGATAGAACAGGTCGCGGTTGCCGTAAGCGATCACGCTGCCGGCAGACTCCGTGCCGGTTTCGCCGATCGTCTGGTCGAACGCATTCAACTGTGCGTCAGTTTCGAGGAAGTACGTCGCGACGAACTCTCTCGCGAAGATCGCGACACGATCCTGGTACGGAGCGAGCGCCACGATGCGGCTCGATCCTTGCGCGCCGGCCACAGCGAAGAAGCCGGCGCCGGACGCTGGCGTAGCGTCGGTGAAATCGTCGTAGTCGTTGATCTGGCTGTAGCGAACGATGTTGTAGGCGGCCACGTAGATGCGGTTCTTGTAGACCAGCGCGGACGTGCCCATCGCGGAGCCGCGGCCCGTGACCTTGTAGGCCGTGCCGTTCACCGTGACCGTGAACGTGTCGAGCGCTTCGAACGTGCCGCCGAAGACCACCTTGGACTGCTGCGCGACCGCAGTGACCGCGTTAACGCCGCCGCTCATGTTGGCGGGTGTGGCAACCACGTCGCCTTCCACCGGGACGGTGACGGCTTTGGCGTTGTCGGTGGCGCCGGACAATGCGGGAGCGCGAATCGTGACCACGTTCGCGAGCGCCGTCGCAGTGTAGCCAGAGACGCCCGAATTGTTGTTGATCGCGGTAGCGAGCGCGGTGGCGGTTGCGTTGTTGGACGCGCCGGCCGCGACGGGTGCGGCCAGGAGTGTCGTACTGGCGACGGATACCTGGTTGATCTTGTTCGTGCCGCCCGACGTGAACGTGCCTGCGGTGATCGTCACCGTGCCGGTCGCGTCAACATTGGCGACACCGGCCACGTTCGCCACCGGGGTCGTGACGGTGGCTGTCTGGTCGTTCGTGCCGCTGCCGTTGACTGCGGTCGCCGAGATCGTGAACGCCGTGCCGGGCACAGTCGCGCGCAAGAGCAGTTCGGCGCCGACCGCTATGCAGCGGACAGCACTGTTGCCGGATATTTCTTCGGCAAGAAAAGACGTGACAGAAGTGAAACTCGCGTTGGCGTCGGCAAGGCTGTCCCAGTCAGTGACGCGGGAGCCGTTGTAGAAGTGGTAGACGTTGCCGTCGTCGTACTTGGCGATCACATACGGCAGGCCATCCGGCGTCTTGACATCAAGCACGCGCTCCATATTCGGCGTGCTCGGGGCGGCAAGCTGCTGATAGCTGACGCCGGTCGGCGGGGTGACGGAGCCGGA